GAATAACACCACCGTACATATGATATGCTGGAGTAAAACCATCTGGTTTATTTGTATTAGCCATGATAATCTCCTTTGCTTATATACATTGTTATTATTAATCTCATTTGTTGGTAGGTTTACTACCAAACGCGACTTTAGAAGTCCTTTGGATATCACTATCTTTTATAGGCATTCTAGCATCGCTTTCTCGCATATAGTTGTGGTCTACACCGTCCATAGCAGATTTTGCTTGGTTTTGAAAATACTCTGTACGTTCTTGTGCGGTTTCAACTGGTACTTTAGCGAGGATTAAACCTCCGACCCCAATAACTCCTGTGTTGCTTCCACTATCTATGGTAGGGGCTTCGAAATCAGGATAGTCTTCTGCTCTCACAGGTTCATATCCTTCTCTAACACGTTTTGACATATTAGATTTATCATCGACTCCTCTAGTAGCTTCACGAATCCACCTGAATTGATATCCAGGAGGTGCTTCTGGTGCGTCTAACATTGACGGGGGTTTCCAAGGCGTTCTGCGAGTTTGAGAGGCTCGTGTCTCTGCAGACCGTGAGTTACGGTCAGTTCTGACTTCTGGTGTGTTGTTATCTTCAGTCATATTTATACTCCTTCGATATGCTTAGCATATTCTTCTAGCGGCACGTTAAGTCTTTTAGCTATTGCTACTTGACTTGGTGTCAATTTTATTTTGCGTGATAATTTTTTACCACTAGCACCTCTGCTAGAGGCGGCAACCTGTTGCACGGGTGCAGATTGCTCATTAGAAAACTTGTGTGGGAATGTTTCAGCCATACGTTTATCTACTTCGTTATAATAAGTATCAGAGGTAGGGTCTATTCCCCCCTCCACTAATTCTTTATGTATTCCAAATGCTGCAAACGTCATTGCTTGGTCATCTCCGAACCATGTGTTCTTTTTAGCCCACTGCTCTGCTTTTGGGTCAGGTCCAGCAGCCTGAGGCTGTAGGCTAGGTCTATACGACTCAACAGGAACTTCTTCTTTAGGTTGACTTTCTCTAAGTTTTTGCTGTGCTGCTAATCTTCTAAGATTTTCAGCTTCTGCACTAACTCTAGAAAGTTTTTCAGTTGCATTAGCAACTGCCTCTCCGTCTCCTGCGTCCTGAGCCTCTCTCAAAGCGGTTTTGGCTCTTTCAATTTCTGATTGTACCCTATTGTCATACTCTTTGAAAAGGGAAGAATCAGAGTTCTTTAACTTTTCTTTTAGTTGTGTAGCTGTTTGATTAACACTTTGAGCATACGTTACAGCTTCATCTCGCTGTCTTTCTGCTTCTCGCATTTTATATGTTAGCTTATCAATACGTTTTTGTACTGATTCACTAATTTGGTCTAGCTCGTCTTTGGGCTGTTCTTCTTCAACAGGTGTTTCTTCAACTACTTCATCTTTAATTGAATTGTCAACATCTGCTGCTCTTATGTCAACTTCCCCTTCTGGAAGTTCTAATTCTAATTCTATTTTTTCTGCTTCGTTTTGCATGAGTCCTCCTCAAGATTGTTATGATAAAATTGCTTCTGGGTCATCTATAGTAGCTAGTATCTCATCATCATTTAAAAGACGCATATCGCCTCCTTCTATCTGAAAACGAGCTCCAGCATATCTACCGAAAATAACCCAATCACCTTCCTTACACCAAGCCCCTTCAGGAAACTTGTGCACGTCGCTATAGGCGTCTGGTCCCATAGCAACCACATACCCAACAACTGTAGCTAACCTTTCCTTATCAACAGTTTGTTTTGCAATGTGTATTCCACCCTTCGTTACCGAAGCAGGTGCAAAAGGTAATATTAAAATACGATACCCCGTTGGACGTGGTAGCGATTCCGCATGAGCTTCTAAATTATCGGGAGTAATACCTTCTTCAGCCGCTTCTGGGGCTTTTGCGTTATTACTTCCGAAATTCATTACCCTGTCTGGAACAGTTTCTTTTTGCGTTTCGACTTTATTAGTCATGTGCATCCTCCATATTAGAATGTAAAGTTTGAATTTCCTGTTCAGCGAAACTCAAACCTGCTATTTCCCCGACTATCCTTTGGTATTGTTCAAAATCCTCAACACTTCCAGACGCGAGAGTTTGCGTAAGAGCTTCTTTTCTCTCACGATATTTACGGAGCAAATGCTCCGTAGCTAAGATATAATCCATTTATTTAATATAGTTATACCAAAGAAGTCCTTTAGTTTGCCCGTAAGCTCCTTTTACTTTTGATTCTTTGCCAACAACGTTGCCTTTAGAATCTGTGTTTACTTCACCAGCAGTAACAGTTTGCGTTTTAGTGTTATCAACTATTGTTGGCTCACTAGGTGCAGCTCTGTTTACCTTTTTAGAAGGTGACGGGTAATCTCTATTTCTATTCATATTATTCTCCGTTTGTTTTTCTACTTTCACGAACTGTTTTTACTAGTTCATTATAGTTCTTATCAGCGTCAGCTTTTGCTTTTAATTCTAGTTCTTGCAATTCTATAGCAGATTTAGTATCTTGTACTCTTAAATCGGCTTCTATTTTCTCACGCTTAATTTGTGCATCTAGTTCTGCTTTCATAGCAGCAAGTTGTGCGTCTCTTGCATCATCTTCTGCTTTTTGCATTAGTTGTTCTCTTTCAAGCTGTAGTTGCTGCTGGAACATTTCCATTTGTGGGTTTTGTTGTGCTGCTGCTTGTGCCTGTGCCATAGCTTGTGCCTGACCTGTAACTTGTTGTGTAGCTTGTGCTGCCATCATAGCAATTTGGTTCATAACTTCTGGTGGCATTTGACCGTCTTCCATAGGCGGTAACGGTTGTCCCATTGCTTGTTCTATTTGTTGTCTATATAACATAGACTGATGTTCTTGTATATTTGCTCCTATTGCTTGCATAGCGATAGGATTTTGTTGAACCATAGGATTTTGCATAAAAGCACTATGAGCTCCAATATACGCTTCGTGGTTTTGGAAAGGGTAAGCTTTTATAGGATTACCTGTCATAGCCGCTTGTTGTTCACTTATAGGGTCTCTCGGCGGAACTTCTTCTTCTGGCGGTAATAAAGCGTCAATATCTTTAATATTAAGTGCTATATACATTTTTCTGTAAGATTCTCTTAAATCATGTAATTCAGGAGCTGCTTGTGCCATTTGTAACTGTGTTTGAGCTAACGTTATTCTTTGTGTCATACTAAAAATATTAGGGTCACTTACAGGTATAACATCTACAGAATTATCAAAATCTTCTTTAAAGACGTTTTCTGACGCACCTTGTACTTGATATGGGTATTGAGGAGGTAAAAACTCACCGAATACTCTTTTTAGTATTTTAAACTCACAACGCTGTGCATAATGTAATCTTTTATGGATTGCGGACATAACTCTTTGTCCTTTTTCCATTAAAGCTACGGTTGTTCCTACAGGGGCTTCAGAGTTACCATCACCTGTTGGGTTTTCTACTGTAGCCGCAAATCTTTTACCAGAATCAACTAATGCTCCTAATAACGTAGCTAAAGTACCGCTTGGTTCTTTATACGGCAACGGAAGAAAAGCATCTTGTAATCTTCCTCCAGGAGCGTCAACATCTCGCCATTCTCCAGGCTGTAACGGGTCATCGTGTCGTTGAATATTTAATCCACGTGATTTAAACCCTGCAGGAAGGTTAGAAAGTGTTCCTGCGTCTATTAATTGACGTAAAATAGCGGTAACTGATTTAGTTAAGCCGCCCATCATGTGAATTAAGCCAAATCCGTAAAAACCTAATCCAGGAAGAAACTTATAATGAGTAAAATACTCAATTTTCTTCTTCATAGGGTCTTTTTCTTGATAATTTTGCCTAATTGCTAAAACTTTATTGTTATCTTTGCAAATAGTAACGATATAAGGTAAAGCTAACCCTGTTTCTTCACCATTTTCGTCTAAATCTTGATATCCTTCTAAATCTAAGTCTACATGCATCTCTAAAAGAGTGTATTCTTCATCACTAACCGTTCTAGTTAGTCCTTGTAGCTCGTCTATTTTGTCATCTACTTCAGTATTGTCTACAGAACTTCCTGGAGATGACATTTCCATGTCTTTATAGAATCCAGACAGCTGTAATTTACGTAATTCGTTTTCATTCATGTGAATTACGTGGGTAATTCTAGGAGACGTTAATAAATCTACTGCATAATACGGAACAACTAAATCTTCTGACTTAACAAAACGTGAAACAGCCCTACCAAATGAAGGGTCATAGTAAACTTTTTTAAATGCTGAACCAGATAAAGGTAAATAAAATAAAAGTTGGTCCATTTCTGGGTCATACTCTTCCATTTTATACGTTATTTGATAATTCATGAAATTTTTAACACGATTTGCTTTTTCAATTTTAGCGTTATCGGTCATTCCTAAAACTTCAGTATCTACAGGTCCTCCTGCAGGTAACATTTCTTTGTATGCTTGTGCTTGAAACTGTGTTACTGCTTCTGCAAGTATTGGGTGATGAACTCCTGAGGCTCCGACAAAAGGTTGTGACCTTGCTGTTGAATTTATTCCTAATAAATCTAAACCTTCTGTGTATGTTTGAAACCAATCATTTCTAGAATCTAAATCATCTTCGTAAGAACTAACTAATTCTGATGCGATTGTGTTTAGTTCTCGTTCATCTAAACTTTCTGCTAAGTTTTCTCCGAACTTTGAAAAGTTTTCTTCGGGCATATCGCTGCCTCGAATAATTGAACCGTCTGGTTGTACAAAAAGTTCAGTTTCTTCTTCGGGCTGTTCCATAATTTCGAGCTCTATAGCTTGAGAATTATCAGGTACTGCGGAGATTGCTTGTTTTTCAATAGCCATGTTGATAAATCATAGTATGATTTTGATTAATAATAAACCCTTTCGCCTTCATAATAACTTTCTTCCTCAAAATAATCACTTGTTAATTGTAAAAACCCACCTTCCCTAAACCTAGCTAATGCTAGTGTTGTAGCGTCAACGAGGTCGTCGTTTTCACCGCTTGGGAAATCAGAAACTTCTTCCATAAGTTCTTCACCGAAATCTATTATCAGGTACCCAAACTCTTCCATCTTGAAAAATTGGAGATACAGAATTTAATCGTGCAATTTTATCTTGTCCTTTTCCTGGACTAAATGTATTTACGGGAATTCCTACCCTACGTAATTCTTGTACTAAAGGAATACCACTAGCTTTAGCTTCAATAATTACTGTATCAGGTACCCAATACTCATACAAACGTAATGCTTCCGCTTTTAATTCAGGAAAATCAAAACGTTCTTTTATACAATCTATTAAAATTAGGTGAGCTTCGTTGCCGTGATATACTTCGTCGCCTATTTTTCCTTCAGGGTACCAAACACCCCATGTTGTTATAGCGGTAAAGTCGGCTCTTTCTGATTTTAAAAACGCTGTATCATAACTTTGTATAATATAATCACATTTCGGTGGTGTGTTTTCGTCCCAAATATTGAACCAGTCTTTAGGAATAATAGAAATACCTTCTCCTGTCGGTCTTTGCATGTACTGTGCCGCCCATTTAGACGGACTTACAGAAGCTTTTATACTTTCAAGTTCTTCTAACTTCCAAAATTCTTTCCATAAAGGCTTTCCACTAGGCAGTATCGCAGGAAATTCTATAATTTCCCACTGGTCAGAACCTTCGTCTTGTGCCATTTTTCTAGTTAATCTACCTGTTAGGTCTTTTTTATTCCAACGAGTCATAACTATGACGATTGCACCACCAGGCTGTAGCCTTTGACGTGGACCTGCCATAAACCATTCGTAAGCTTCGTCCATAGCTTTATCCGACATAGCGTCTTGTTCCGAATGCGGGTCATCAATAATAAACAAATCAGCACCCCTTCCTGCTAATGCACCCCCAATACCTGCGGCGTAATACTCACCACCTTTATTTGTAAGCCATTTACCAGCAGAACGGCTGTCCGCTTTTAGTTCTGTGTCTGGAAATAGTTCTTTGTATTCGTCTCCGTCAATTAAATCCCTAACTTTTCTACCAAAATTAACTGCAAGGTCAGCGGTGTGGGTTGCTTCTATTATTTTTAATTTAGGGTTTTTACCTAATAGGTAAGCAGGAAATAAATGTGACGCAAACTCAGACTTTGTATGTCTAGGCGGCATATTGATAATTAAACGTTTTAGTTTACCACTAGCTATGTCATCAAAAGCTTTCGCCATTTTTACGTGATGGTCGCCGTTAATGAACTCAGACCATATAGATTTTACAAAATCCATAAAGGTACTTGTGGCTTTTTCTTGAAACTCTCGTTTTTCTAATTCTTCTAGTAAAACAGTAAACTCTTTAGCCTCTGCTTTATTCAAATACGCAAGGTCTATGTTTTTTAAAGCTTTTAACTTATCAGCGTTAGATGTCATTTATTTCATTTGGTTTCTAGCAAGTTCTCTTATTAAGTCTTGTATCACATCTGGTGAAACGTTTTCAAACTCTGATAAATTATTTAAAGGGTCTAATGAAATATAGGTATCTCCCTCGCCCTTAAATCTTCTAGGTGGAAAACGCAAAGCATCGTAGCCTTCTTTTTGAAAGAAATCAGTTGTTTCTTTATTAATCGAAGACGGAGTTTTATTCACACTATCTTTTATATTGCCTCTAATTCTATCTATATCGAAATCCATTTGATTTTCGCCGCCTACACGACTTGGTCTACTTCGATACATTTCTCGGTTAGTTAATAACTGGTCTATATCAGACGGCATATTATCAACATCTAAAACTTTGTTAAATTTAGGCTGTAAAATTTTAAGACTTTTTTTACTAAACTCGGGCAATCTGGGGTCTAGTGCATCAGCGGCTAAATATGTGGGTTTATTAGATAACGAAGCTATTCCTCTTTCACCGCGAAACATAAACGGTGTTCCTGCTTCTTCGTTCCTGCGAATTTGTGTAGCTATTTCATCAACAGACATAGGCTTTCTGCCTGTTTTCTTTGTAGCGTCGGCTAATTCTTTTGTCGGTTGTTTTTTACCAAACTTTGTAGGGTCTTTTACAAAGCCTTCGTATTGTTCTTTTATTCTTAATTCTTCTGCTTCCGCTTTATTGATTTGGTCTAGTTCTTTCTTAAGAGAATTTTTAACACTTTCGTTACCTTTTAGTATTGGGTCTTCGTCAAAAGTTTTAAGCGTTTGTTGTATTTCTTTTCGCCTAGCTATTAAAAAAGGACTTAAAGCTAATTTTGCACCTCCTCCTCCGAGATAGTCTAAATACGATAAAGCTTCTCCAAATTTATCTCCTCTACGTTTAGCTAGTTCAGTGGATATTCCTGGAATAAACTCGGCTACTCCAGATACAAGGTTTTGAAGAGGGTCTTCGGTGTTTAAGGGCTGATTTATATAGTTATAAATCCTATCCATAAAAGATTGGTTAAATGGATTTATAGGTTCTATTGTGCCTGTAGGTTCAGCCATAAGCTAAGTATATGCGAACTGCGGGTTATTTGCAAAGCAAAAACTTAAAATAAAGTAAAGAAGAAAAGCTTATGAGTGGAGTTCTTGGTTCGTGGAAGGTTTTTCTTTAGACTTACGGTCTTTGAATATTCTATCGAAGTTAGCGTTGAACTTTTCGCGGTCCGTGGGTCTTTGTCTACTTCCCTTGCCGCCGTGCCATTGCCTATTGTTTTTCATCGTATTCTCTGTAATACTCAACGATAGATAAAATATCTTTTGTATATCTTTTTATTTCTGCCATGTTCATCGATAAATTTTCGTACTGAGGCGTAGTTAATGCATAATACGCAACCGCAGGAGCCTTACCTTCTTGTACTAACTTTAAATATTCTTCCATGATTTCTGGTGTGAGGACTTTCCATTCAACACCAACAGCTTGTATTTCCATGGGCAGCGGTGGGTGGTACATGGGTGCAGGTAACGCAATAGTATTCACTTCAACAGGTTTGGTTGGTAATAGCGAACAACTAGTTATAAAGAAGAATGAGCTTAGTAGAACTAAATGGAAGGGTTTATTCATTTGAGGGGGTTTCCTTCTGGACCGAAGTTAGGTCTACTAAGTCATCCATGACTTGTTTACTGCCTTTATTAACAATCTTTTCTATTAATCCTGGTTTGTTTAACGCAAGGTTATCTAAATCGTGCTTAGCAAATGTTTGTCTTAATTTATTGACTTCACGGAGAGCGTCTTGTTTTTGAGCTTCCAACTTTCCGAGGTCAGCGGACAGCTGTTCTTGTTTAGCTAAGTATTGTTTAATTGAATCATTTTGCTCGGTTATTTTACTTTCAAGGATTACTTGGTTGGCTTTAGACTGAGATAATTGGTCGAACAGGTACTTCGAACCTGCCAAAGAAGCTACCAATAGGGCTCCGAGAACCATGCTTATTTTATATCCCATCACAAAAGTATAATCGTAAAAATTTTTTTCGCAAAATTTTTTTGACTAGGGACTTATTTGAAAACTACATGCAAAAGCGGATGCAAGTCCAGGGGCGGG